TTAAGAACTCTTCTTTCAGAAGAGTTCTTAAATTCGGTACTTCCCGGTATATATTAAATTTCTGATTCACTATCTGATTTTTTATCTTTAATTGGTAAATCTTTTGTAGATGATCCAGTTAATCGTTCAACACTTTTTTTAATATAGTTTAATGGCATTTGTAATGTATTGTAAGTATCTTCTATAAAATCAATATGAGATCCCATTTTACTACACTCTTTTTTAATACTTTCCTTTTCTTTATTTAATAAATCTATCTTCTTTTCTAACGTATCAAATTTATCTATTTTAAATTTTTCTAAATCTGAAAGTTTTTTTTCTAAATTACTCATAATATATTTTAAATTATATTATAATTAATAATTTTTAACTTGTTCTAATAATAAAATAAATCCACCAGTTATTGACAAATTTTTTAAGAAATTCACTAATTCTTTTTTATTAATTGGATAATGATATATTATAGTAACTACAATATTAAATATGATAAATAACCATACTGTATAATATAAATATTCTTTGTATTTATTAGTATATATTGAATATATAACAAATAATGAACCAAATAATTCAAGTATTATAACACCAATTACTCCTAATGTACAAATTAACATTGGTAAATTAGTTTTCTGTTGTAATGATGTAGCTGTTCCTGAAACGTCCACTATTTTTCCATAAGAAGAATAAATGTATAATCCTAATAGACATACTGAGCCTAAAAATAAATTATTATTCATATAATACTAATTTATTTTTTAATTATAAAATACTTAAGCAGAAAAGTACAATGCACCCATACCATTTGCCAATCTTAATATATTATAAGTTAATCCATATATAGTTAACCGGGCTTTGCTTGTCCCATTTACAGTATATTGACTTGCATAGTTCCAAAAATCATCTGTTAAATTTAATATCATTGATTTATATCTTAATGCAGAAAAATTACAAGATCCAGAAGGTTGATAATCTTCCGGTGATAAAGAAAATGTATATTGATATATACCATCTTCTGGAATACATGAATGTGATTTATAAGGAGTAATATAATTTAAATAATCACCTTGAAGTTTTTTCTGTCTATCATATGATTCAAATAATAATTCAAATGAATTTAATGGACCTGCTGGATAAAAATCTGTATATATTAAAGTTGCAGTGTCATCACCCTCATATCTACCATTAAATGTAAATTGCTGGTTATTTATTGCAGTAATTGTATATGTATTATTATAAAATTTTGAATTAGTAAATGTAATAGTTTTTCCTATATATTTAGAATCAATTGATAGTTGATCTACATATTGATTATCTAATATAAATATAGTTACAATTGAATTATTTAATGTTTCACTTGTAATATTCCCAGTTACTACTATGTTAGTATTGTACGCATAATTATTAAAACTCAAAGATTGGTAACTTTGAATCACAAAATATAATGATTTTACTGAGTTAAAAAAATCAAAATTAATTGTTTGAGTTTGACTAATTATATCTACATTATATTCTTGGACATAATCTACCAAGTATTCATGTGCATAAGTAGCAAATTTTACACGTTCATCTTCATCTAAATAAATAAATTCAGTTAATAATCTGGCATCTATTATACTTACATAATTATCAATATTTACATTATCAATACTTAATTGTGGATCTACTTGTGCTATATCAAATAAATTGTTTAATTGAATACTTATTTTTACATCATGATACCTAAAAAATATAATGGGTAAACTAGATTCCAAGTATCTATTATAGAAAAATTGTAAGGGTATAAGTAATTGATATTGAGGTTTTGCATTTCCATTATATGTAGTTAAAATATCTATATTTCCAATCATCTTATCATAGGTAGGTCTAATTAAAGAATTGATACTTATAGTTAGTTCTTCCCAAATATTTAACCAATCAGTATATTGTCGATCTATTTTTTGTCCACCTATTTCTAAATCTATTTGTTGAATTAATCTATGACCTAATTGATCTTTCCATGCAAAATAATAATTATTTTGTGTACCAAAATTTTTAGTTAATTCATATAATAATTTATCGTAATATGTAGTCAAACTAATAAAATTATTAAATGTAGCTAAATTTAAATAACCTGTTGTTTGATTAAATGCTTGTGTAGGATCAGAATAATTACTAAATTCATTTACAAAATCATAATGTTCCCCAAATATAGTATAATAGATTGCAGTACCTTGAATATCTGAATATGCTTTTGATTGTAAAATTGTATTTAATATCGTAATAATATCAGAAATATTAAAATTTATATTTTGTTGTTCAGATACAATATTTCTATATACTGGAAATAATAAATTTAAAAAACCTAAAAAAGATGTATAATTATCTTGTGCTACATTTCTATTTAATCCAGTAAATGGTGTTAGTCTAGGTATGTTTACTTCTGATAATGTAACTGCAAAATATTGTTTGTGAACTAGATCACCTGATCTTGGTAAGATACATGTTAGAGTTTCTCCAAATTCTAATGAACCTGACATTGGTAAATAAATCATTTCTGTAGCAAAATTGGTATGACGTTTATATAAAACATCAAAAAATGAGACTTGTGGAAAATCTGTAAGAAAATTTACGTTTCCTCTTACCTCCAATTTAACATCTCCTCCAGGCATATTATTCTAATTAATTTATAAATTATAATTTTATATTTATAAGTCAATTAAAATTATAATTTGTTTATATATATTTATCTTCCTATTATATGCCTAAAGAATACGAATACAGATTCAATAATTACGATAAAAAAGACATAATAACTAAATTAAAAGAATTAGGTGCAAAATACTATGGTACTTTTAAATTTAAAGTTATGGTATTTACAGATCAGAATAATTCTGAAAAGTATATTCGCATACGCGATGAAGGTCATCGAGTGACAATGACAATAAAAAATAATCTTACTGATAAATTTCCTATTGAAAATGAAATCATTATTAACAATTTTGATGAGGGGATTAATATGTTATTACAATTAAATTGTAAAAAGAGATATTATTATGAGAAATATAGAGAAATATGGAAGTATAAAAATTCAGAAATTATTTTTGATATGAATCCAGGAATACCTGAATTAATGGAAGTTGAATCTGGTACAAAGAAAGAATTAGATATTCTTTGTAAAAAATTAGATTTGAATATAACAAATTATCAAGGATTTAGCAATAATAAAATGTATATAGATTTATTTGGGATTACTGTACCAAAATCATTAGATTTAACCTTTAGAAATGTAGGCAAAGAATTAAAACCAACTAAAAATAAAGATGAATTTAAAAAATTAATTAAAATACAATTATCTGAATTTAAGAAAATTAAATAAAATATGTTTAATCGTCTTCTGCTGCATCACCAAAATCAAATACACCCGAATCATTAGCGCCAGTTATAAGAGTACCTTTAACTACAGCAGTTGATTTACCATTTTTTTTATAAGTCAAAACATTATGTTCAATTGAACTTGCATCTGATTTATCTGTTTTTAAAGGTTCCTCAAAATACACATGAATATCAGAATCATCATATTCAACAAAATACGATACTTCTTCTAATTTCTCTTCTAATCTTTTACGATATTTTCTTTTAATTTGATCAGCAATTAAATCTTGGACTTCAGATATAATTGATTCATCGCGCTTTAATGAATAACTTACGTAAATATTGTTATCCGAATCAATTTCAAATTTATCATTGTTTTCAGCATCAAATATTTTATCCATAATTCCTAAATATACTCTTTCAACAATTATATATATTTTATGTTGGACGTACTTATTTATTCTTTCATTTATTTTTAACGACATTTTTTAGTATTTAATATATATTGCTATATCTATATATATTAAAAATTTCATTTTTTTATAAGATTATTATTCCATTCAGGTATTAATTTATCTAATAAGGCGAATGTAGATTGTATTAATTTTTCTTTATATTCTTTGTTATTTTTAATATTTTCAATTTTAATGATTTTCATCTTTTAAATATTTTAATATTAATTTCAATATTAAAATACATTTTTGTTATTTTTTTACTTTTTTAAAAGTAGGGTAAAAATTCCCAATTTACATTTATACTGATGGGTAGTATTCCCAATTTAAATGATCACATATCTGTTTCCATGTAACATCCACCTCTTGTAATTTTTCTCTATTTTTAAGCAAAGGAAAATAAATTAAAAATTCATCTAATTCTAACAATTCAAAAAATTTGTGCATCAGATAATTATAGTTCAAACAACTTTTTCTATTTTTAGGTTTAAACATTTCAAACGGCTCTTGAATTTCTTCAAACATCATATCTATTTTATGTTCAGCTTCTCGTGATATAGTAATTGGTAATTTACATGTTAAGAAACAAATAATATGTGTAATATGTTCATAATATTTATTATGTCCTAATTTTTTAAGAATGTCTCTCATAATCTTATGATTAATACTATCACTATCTAATCTTAATTTTTTTATTTCTTGTTTAATTTCCTCATATATTTCATTAGGGATATCAATAGTTTCTTTAGCTTGGAATTGGTTAATTCTTTCATTAAGATGATTCTTTCTTTTATATGCAGTATAGTTTTTACTTGCTTGTATTGGTTCTTTATAATTAGGTTTATCAGTATCTAATAAAATATCGTTAGATCGACCACATGTAGTACATACTATTAATCCATCATGTTGGTGAACTGTCATTTCTGTTTTACATTCAGGGCATTCCAATATTGTCTTATGGGATAATTTATTAGTAGTTTGATTCGTAATTTTTAAATAATCGTGCAATAAAGTAGCTTTATTAGATGTTAACGGATCTGCATCATAATAATTTACTAATATATCCATAGTATTATAGAAATAATCTAATTCATCATGATTGGAATTTATATTTGTGATATTTTTCTTTAACATTTCTATTTTTTCTTCAAAAAAATTCTTTTTTGTAGAATTATCTAAAGATGGTGGTTCATTATTAATTTTTTCTATTTCTTTCTTATATTTTTCTATTTTATTTTCCCATTTTGATATACCAGAATGATTTGACTGAAAATTTTCCATCATTTTTTGATGACACATATCTACCGTATCTTGTATATTAGCTTGTTTTTTTCTATTTTTATTATTTACAAATGAAGAATACTTGGTAGTTTTTTCTTTAAATGTTGACATGTTATATTAAAGAAAAAAGATTTAAGTAGAAAAAATATATTTAATACGTTAAATATAATATATATATATATTATGTCAGAATTAGATAACATATTAAATTCAACATATGATAATACATTAACAGAGTATATTGATATACAATATAATAAATTTATTAATAAATTACCACCTGGAACACAAGTTGGATCACCAATACCACCAGGAATAAGTATTCCACAAGATAGTAATTGGACTACGGTACCAACTAAAGCCGAATTTAAATCGTATGTTATTTATCAAATAAATAATAAAATGTGGAATAGTACATATGATTTAACGATACCGATACCATTATATATATTAAGATATTTATTTAATTATTCATATGTAATATCATTTATAGGGGCAATTGCTTTTAGTATGCTTTCAAGTTTAAATATTGATATAATTAGTATGGGTGTCAATAGGAATCTTTCATATATAATTAACATGATTATAATATATGCAAGTATATCTGCAACGATTATATGGTTTTTCCATGATGAAATTTCAAATGAATTATCTAAAATGATAAAATCTAATTTGCCACCAATTTAATTTTAAATAAAAAATGAGTTTTATTTAAAATTAATTCATCGAATAAAAAAATATTTAGTTTTTAATTAATTTTTAATTAATTTGGGGTTAATTCTCGAAAAAATATTTTCTGAAACATAGTTATATACTAAAAAATGGGTGGTGGCTTAGTTCAACTCGTAGCTTATGGCGCTTTGTAGATCTTGGGCGTCAACAGTAGGCAGTCAGTAAGGTTCTTGATATACCTTACTGAATAAACCTGTGTAAATATCAGGAAGAATTAACTGATGGTTTACGTAACCATAAAAAGTTAATTTTTTATATAACCTGCTAGTTTTTTTAATCTGTGATTACTATGGTAATCACGATTTATTGAAGCAAGAATGTCAAATTGCTAGAACCCCCTAAAGCTTTCAATACGAAGTTAGGATAGTAATATACCTAATGGCCAAGAGTAAAA